CTGCCCGCCCGTCTGCCCGGCAACAACCACGGGCATCAGTTGCACGCCTGCGCCATCGGCATACCGTGTCGGCGCGGTGGTGTTGTCCATGAGCTGCTCATCCAGCACGCTCTCGTCAATGAAGCCGTAGAAGCCGATGTAGTCCAGCAGCTTGCAGCTCAGTGGTGTTGCCGTCGCCGTGGGCGTCATCGCCATCAGCTTGCGCAAGAACTTCTTTTGGCCCTGCGCGTTGACATTCCCGCCGTGGCGAATGCCGCCGTCCGTGCTCTGCTTCAAGGGCACAAACACCCCTGGTGATCCAATGTAGTAATTGGGTGCCGGGTTGCCGGGCGACATGCTCAGGTCAAACCACACCCCCGCTGCCGTAGTCTGCGTGGCCTGCTTGCGAAAGCTCGCGTACAGGTAGCGGCCCGCGTCTTGCGCGTCGGACAGCTCACGAAGGTTGCGAAAGCCGGGCATGGTCAGTCCGCAGAGATGCTCAAAGCGCCAGGGGCAAACTGCGGCTGGATGCCAGAACTCACGTTCAGCGTCGCAGACAAGGCCCCGGAGATCATCATATCCACAGCGCCAGAAGCGGTGTCCACCACGGCAAAGTGCGTCAGGGCGTTGGTGCCCGCCGTACACGCGCCGAACTGAATCAGGTTGGCATTGGTGAACGGGCTTGATGTTCCCGTCCAGGCGGTCGCCTTGGTCAGTGCCACGCGGGCGTACCCGGTGTAGCTGGCCTCGGCTGCAAGGCTTGCGGTTTCGCCTGGGTCAGCGGTGAACAGCGCGAGGTATTGGGTGGCGCCCGCGCGGTATGCAGGATCGGTGCCGCGCAGGAACACATCAAGTGCTGCGGCTTCGGTGGCGTTGGACAAGCTCATGATAAGTCCTCACAAATTGGATTCAGTGACGCTCGCTAGTGAGCCGTCGGGGTTGTAGGCAAACGTCTTGCGGGTAGTGACCGCCCCCTTGACGTAATCGACCTGCGTCAACAGACCCGTCACGCCGTAGGTCATCAGCTTGTAGTTGCCGCTGGCGTAATCCACTCGGGTCAACACGCCTCCGACGTAGGTCATTACCGGGCTGGACTCTGACGCCCCTGGCGGGCCTGGCGGGCCTTGCTCGGCCACCTCCAGGATTTCCAGGGTTTCGAGTTCTTCGACCAGCACCTCAGACACGGGTCACCTCCGGCGACACGTTCACCGTGCCTTGCGCAAGCCTGCGCACATCGCCGCCGGGGAATTCAATTTCCAAGTCCCAGGAGCCAGACTGCCAGGTGAACGCGGCGCTGTCGTCGTCCGACACAAACAGTTCGATGGTTCCGGCCACACCGCCCAGGGTGATGCCGCCATTGGCCGTGGTGAGTTCGAGCAGTACAGTGGGCGATTTGACCTCTGGACGCACCTGCATACGTGCGGTGCAGCCGGTCAAGTCGATGGGCGTTTGCGCAGGCAGCGGTCCCTTCCATGTCAGGCGCTTGCGGAACGTCGCGCCCTGGTAGATGGTGAACTTGAGCTTGGCGGGCTTCGTCATCACAGGCCTCCATAGACGACGGTGCCGGAGTTGCGGCGGGCGCGCTCCTGCTCCTTGAGGGCAGCGTGGCAATAGGCGCGGAAGCGCCCCTCACACTCATCCGCCTTGCCTCGATCGAAGGTCTCGGCGTCCTGTTTGCTGAAGGCCAAGTGCTTCATCCACAGCAGCAGCGCGTTGTGGTGGTGCTCGTCGACCTCCAGCTCCTGGTCACCGATGTCGGTGATGGTCTCCAGCGGCAGGCGAAACACGCGCAGCTCGACCGTGGCGTCCTCGGACGGCAGCGGCCAGGCGCGTAGCTTGTGCTTCTCCATCCCGGTCACGAACAGCTTCAACGGCCCCGGGTTCCCGTCGAAGAGGACGCCTTGAAGCGACGCCTTCTCCATGTTCATGACTTCGTAGGGGCGCCCGGTAGCCGTGTTGACCGCCTCGCGCACCTTAAGGACTTTCCGGGACAACGGGTACCACTCGGTGCCGGCCACGACGGTGAGGCGGCAGACGTCTGCACTCGACGAGTCCTCGATGCCTTCGGTCAGGCGGCAGAACATGTTCTGCGCGTCATTCATGTACCGGTAGACGTCGGCGTCCGACCAGAGGTACGGCGTCTCGACGTCATACATCTCTCCCCGGAAGGCTTCAAGAAGCTCGGTCGAGTTCATGGCTTACTCGCTGGTGCCCAGCAGCTTGAACTTTTTCCAGGCCGTGGCGGTCTCGCTGGCCTCGGGGTCCCAGCCAAGCTCGCGGGCCATGGCCTTGTCGCGGGGCGTACCGCCAGCGGTGAAGTCACCGGACTTGTTGGCCAGGGCGATCTTCTCGAACGCAGCGAACATGGCGGCTTCGCGCTCGTGGGGCTCCACAGGTTCGGTGGAAGTGGGTTTGGTGTCCTCGGGCACCTCGTCGTCGGCGACGCCGCCGGCGGCCATCACCTCGCCGTACAGGCCAGGTGGGACAAATTGGGGGACGCCAGCCTCGAAGCGGATCGAGTGGCCCATCGTGGAGGCGACGACGCGGTCGCGGCTCATGGTGAATTTCATGTTTTTTCTCCTTGGTCTGCGGATGTAGAGACGGGGCCGAAGCCCCGTCCCCTGCTTACGCGAGGTTGTCGGCTCGGCCGTCGATCGTGTACATGACACGGATGCGGAACTTGCCGGCGGTTGCGGCGGCCACGGTCGAGGCCATGGTCAGGCGCAGGTCCTTACCGTCGTTCGCAGCCAGCTGCTTGGTCAAAAGCAGCGGATAGCGGGTGTTGGCGGCAGCCAGCAGGTCCGACGCAGCCAGGAAGCAGGCGTCGTCGCCGGCCACGCCCAGCTTCACGGTGTAGGCCGTGGGGCCGACACCCTGGGTCTCGACGATGACCTCACCACCACACACCACCGCGCCTTGGGGCAGCGCGATAGCGTCGAGGATGAGGTTCTCGGCGGCGGTAGTGCCGAAGTCTTTGACGGCGCCGGTAACTGCGTCCTTAGCCGTATCGCTGAAGGATGCGGTGAACTCAGCAACCAGGGGCCACTGAGCAGCGCGGGTGATTTTCTTGAGGGCCATGGAGCGCTCCTATTCCTTGAAAGATGAACGAGGCGAGCCCGAAGGCCCGCCCGGCTGCTTACTGGGCCACGTAGCAGGAGATGACGCCGAAGTCTTCGGACGCGCCCGCTTCGTAGATGGACTCGAACTTGGGCTTCTTGAAGCCCAGGATCTTGCCGACCGAGATGCCCTGCTGGTTCGAGTAGTCGAAACCCTCCTCGTCCCAGTACGGGGCGCCGAGGTCGGCCATGCCCAGCGCCTGGGCGCCGCAGAACAGCACCTGGCAGCCATCCACCGAGCCGCCGCCCCACTTCGCGGTTGCACCGGAGGTGTTGTAGACGTGGCGGAACTCGTGCAGATGCACGCCGTCGACCTTCACGCTGTTGCTGCCAGTGAACAGGTCGTTACCATCACCGCGCTGCTGCGCATGGCGCAGGTTGTCACGGAAGTTGGGGTCCTGCTTGAGGCGCATCATGGCCGTGGGGGTCAGGAAGGCGTGGTAGGTCTCGTCCCCGCCCGCGCCGCCGACGCCACGGATGTAGCGGTTCTTGGCGTAGGCCTTCAGTGCCAGGAACATGTTCCAGCACGGGAGGTCGGCGGTCGCCACGTCCGAGGTAGCGGCGCCGGAGACCAGCACGCCCTCGCCCACCGAACCGCTGTTGTCCCAGCGCAGTCGGCGGCCCGAGGTGGGTGCAGAGACGTCAGCAGCGAACTCGAGGTTCTTCAGGTCGGAGCCCAGGCGGGCGCGGCCATCGTTGTGCAGCGCATACGACTGGCCGGACAGGGTCAGGAACGCCATCTGGTCGATACGGTCGGCGATCCAGTAGGACAGCACGTCGCGGCTGTTACCCCGGAACTCGACGATCGACTTCTGGTCGGCCATGCGGCCCTGGTGGCGGTTGGCGTGACGGAGCTGGTCGATCTGGATGACCTGCTCGAAGGTCTGCATCGCCTCTTCGTTGCCTTCCAGCGTGCGGTCACCGGCCACGCCGTCGCCGGTCAGGTCGGCCAGCAGCGTGATGACTGCGCGGGCGCCCTTCTCGGACTTCTTCAGCTCGGTGATGTGCTGAATCAGGCTGTCGGGACCCTTGCCCAGGAACTTGTTGATGAAGGAGCGATTGCGGGCCTGCTTCCACAGGTCCATACCCCAGATGGTTTTCTGCTCGGCGGTCAGAGCGCCGAAATTAGTGAGCGCCATGCGGCACCTCCTCTCGATGGACAAACAAAACTGGTCTTGCGACCCTCTTTGTCGATGTCTCGTCTCGACCAACGAAAGGTGGAAGTTGCTGTCGTGAACTTACCAAAGCCGAATAGCGCCCATTCTACTCGCAAAAAGATGAACGGCGCCAAGAAAAAAGGCCCAGCACATTCCTGCGCTGGGCCGAAGCCCGGACTTTCACCGGACAAGGAGGCACCCGGGGGTGTTGGGTGTTCCTTGGTGTGGAGGTCAGGAGGCCAGTTTGCTGCGCAGTTCATAACCCATGAGCGGCCAGATCTTCTGCACGGCGTTCTCGCGGGCGACGCGCCGGCCGATCTCAGCGTCGAAGTTCTCCGGGCTGGCGCAGGCGCTTTCGCCTGTCACAGTGAATCCATTGCGCAGCACCAGTACGCAGAAGGTCAGAAGGCTCAACGCTGCTGGGCGCGCTTTCAGATCGTCCTTGGTCGTATGGAGCGCGCCAAACACGCCATCTTCGGCAGTGAAATAATGCTCGCTGGCAATGTTCGCCTCAATGTCCGCAGGAGTCACGCGGGGTGCCGTCTTGCCCTTGGCCTGGATCAGGCGCTCGATGCCAGCGTCAGAGGTGTCGGGGGATGTGATGTGGTTCATGCGACGTCTCCGCGCAGTTTGGCGAGGGCGGCCTCGTCCAGCTTGTTGAAATCCTCTTGCTTCATGTTCATGATGTCGCGGGGGCTGAGTTTTCCGGCCTTGTCGCTGTCCAACCCCACGTCCCGGGAGCTGGGCGGCGTGCGGCGGGCGGCGTCGGCGGCCTTCTGGACAGCGCCCTTCTTGCGCTCGGCGGCAATGTCCTGGTCGGTCACACGAGGCGTGACGTCAGTGGCGTTCCTCTGGGCGCGGGTGTCCTGACCCAGCAGCTTCTTCACGGCGGCCTGCAGGGCTTTGGTCGGGGGCATGCCACGCCCCTGATACACGGCCTTGAGGTCGATGACGTCGACCACCAGCTCCTTGTCGTAGGCGTCGTCGTCCGGGTTCAGCTCTGGGTAGCTTTCCTCGATCCGTTCCAGGGCAATGTCGTAGCGGGCGGACTCGCGGGCACGAACCTCCGCCGCCTGGGAGCGCATTTCGGCCTTGGTCTCGACGATCTGGCGCTCGGTCTGGCGGATCTTCGACATCAGCGCGGTGGCCTGCTCGATTTCGCCGTCGGCCAGGAGCGAGTTGTACTTCCGCTCCATAGCCAGGATGCTGTCCTCCAGGGAGGTCAGCTCCTCGTTGGTCTGGGCGACCTGCTGCCCGCGCTCATACTGGGCCAAGCGCTGCTCCAGGGCCTCGCGCTGCTGGCGCTCCTTGGCCAGGATCTCCTTGTGGCGGTTCAGTGGGATGCGGGCGTTCTTGGCTTTGGCCTTGGCGGCCTCCGCCTCGGCGTCTTCGCCCTCGCCCTCGCCCTCGCCCTCGGCATCCTCGTCCTCCTCCCCGTCTTCGAAGGGGTTCTTCAGGGCGGACTCGTCGGGCTTGGCGGCCTTGGCTGGTGCCTCGGGGGCGTCATCGTCGGTAGCGACAAAATCATCGCCGCGGTCGGCCAGGCTGACGTCAGTGCCGCCGGTGTCTGAGCCGTCGTCGCCGGCTGGTTTCATGTATCGAGCCATCATGGCGCGCAGAAGTGGGTTCATCTCGGGACTCCTTGTGTTGGTTGCCTTTGGGCGGACTGCGCCGCCATCCGTGCGTTGTCCGCGCGGTTCTGCTCGCGCTTCATCTGCATGTCAGCAGCCTTTATCTGCTGATTCATGCTCATTTCCTCACGGCGCAGGCCAAATTCCATGAATTTGAGCTGCGTGTCGCGCTCGAACTGGCGCTCCTTGAGGGCTGCATCGTGTTCCGCCTGGGCCGCCTTGACCTCGGCTTCGGCCATCTTCGCCTGGGCACCGCCGTCGTCCGGCTCGCCCCGGGCGGCGATCTGGGTGTTGACGGCGACCTCCTGGGTCTTGGCCCCCTTCAGGCCCGCGTCGGCGTGTTTCTGGGCGGCCTCGCCCTCGGCCTTCGACACTTCGGCCATCTGGGCGCGGCGCTGCAGCTCGGCCTGCAGCTGAGCCTCGGGGCTGTTCTTGTCGCCCTCCATGAGTTTGATGACCTCGGTCTTGCGCTGCAGGCGGCTCGACTCGATGAGCACGCTGTCGGGGATCTGCACCCCGGCCTCGCGCAGGGCCATGGCCTGCTCGAACTGACTGTCCTCGAGGGTCTCGCGCAACGGTACCGAACTGACCACCACGGCGTACTCACCCAGGGTCAGGTCATTGACGATCGTGCCCTCGGGGGTGGGCTGGTTGACGGCGAAGTCCTCGGTCTCGCCGGTCATGGAGTTCTTCGTGATGGTCATCAGGCGCTCTTCGGTGTAGAACTCCTGTACCAGGTCCAGCACGTTGCGCGCCAGGATGTGGTCGGTGCGCGTCAGGCTGTCCAGCGGCTTGACCAGGTTCGTACTACCCGCCTGGCGCTTGGCCTGGATGGCTTTGGCGGCCACGTCCTCGCGGTCGAAGCCCTGCATGCTGTCGGACACGCCGGAGATCGTCTTGATGCTCTCCTCGGCCTTGTAGGAGATGCGATCCAGGCCGGTAGGGACCTGGTTCGGAGCGATCTTCTGGATGTCCTTGTCCGGATCGCCGTTCACCTCGATCACCAACCCGGTCTGGGCACCCTTGCGCTCCAGCTCCTCGACCGTCATGTTCACCAGCGCGCCAGCACGGACCTTGTAGCCGCTGTTGGCCGTGGTGTTGATGACGTGCAGCTCCTGACTGGTCACCTTGTTCAGCACCTCCTGGGGGTCCAGCAGGTTCTCGACCAGGCCCAGGGTGGAGCCGTGGCGGAAGTGGGGGAAGTACGGGATGATCGTGAAGTGCTTGTACGGGCTCCAGTCGTCGTGCAGCACTACGCTGTCACAGATGACCGTCCAGCGGATGCGACGCACTAGCTTGACGATAACCTCCAGGCCGAACATGGTCTGGAACTGCTTAATCCGTTCGGGGGTGAAGTCCTTGGGTATCGGGCGGGTGTCTCCGTCCTGACTCACGAAGTGCTTCTGTCGATCCAGCATGCGGTACTGGCGCTCGATCAGGCGCAGGTTGCGCACCACATTCGTGTTGTCCTGCCCGTCAGCGTAGGTCGGCCCATGAGGGTCGCCGAACCGGTCGCGGTGCTCCTGGATACTGTCCACGCCATAGGGCGACTGGCTGGCGTCCCGGGCGCGCAGGTATTCAGCGTCTTCCTCGTTATAGAGGACGGCGATGTCGTCCGCCGTGACCCACTTAGTCGTGAACACATCGGACCAGGTGTCGGGGTCGTAGTCCTCGCCATCCGGGTCGATGATGACGTTCTTGGGATTGAGCTTGGCGATCCGCACCTCGCCCTGCATGTGGTCGTTGTGGTCGATCCGGACGTCCAGGAAGCCCCGAGAGGTGATGATGCCGTCGGCGAACATGTCGCTGCGCAGCCAGTCGAGCTTGTTGTTGTCGCTGATCTGTTTGAAGACCTTCGTCAGGGCCTCGGCCGTCTCAGAGGGAGCGCCGCTCTGGGGGCGGAAGCTGATCTCGGCGCGGTTGTTGATCTGCTCGCCCATCACGTTGCTGACGGTGGACATGATCTTGTTGATCGTCATGGCCGGGCGACCGACGGAGGCCAGTGCGGCCTTGTCTGCGTGGTCCCACTGGTTCCCCAAAAAGAACTGATCGCACTTCGTGGCTTTCTTGACGAAATCCTCGTGGCCGTTGTCACGGCACCAGGCGTAGCGGTCCCAGATCTTGGAGGCGAGATCGATATTGACTGGCATGGAACTTCCCCGGCCTACGCGGCCATGTGTGAGGTTGTTCCGCCTAGACGGAGTTGATCCCGCCACGACTTCATCTTCTTCGGCTCCGGCTTCCGAGGGGCCTCCTGACCTACCGCCATCTGGACACCCCACGACAGGGAGTCCACCTGGTCGTCATGCACGCCCGCGGGGAACCTCAGCATTTCAGTGCGCAGCGAGTCCACCCACGAGGCGTTGGCATTGAAGCTCACCATCTTCTGCTGCATCCGACCCTGTAGCGGGCGGGCCCGCGCCATCTTGTCGGTGATGGGCTTCAGCACCATCGTCGAAGGGTAAAACTTCCGCTCTCGCATGCGTTTCTTCAGAAGAGATTCGATCGCACGGTAAATCTGCCCGTCCTCGAAGCCAATTGACAGGTTCGGATTATGCCACTTCGTCGCAAGATTAAGGATAGCCTCGACGATGAAGAACGCATCCCCGCTCTTGAACCGCACCTGATCGGCGACGTGCAGCATGTCCTCGCTGTCGTGCAGCAGTACCGTACCCACGGTGTAGTCGTTCTGCTTCTTCTCGCTGATGGCGAAGTCCCAGGCGATGTAGACCCGGCAGTTTTTGGGGTGCGGGATCGGATTGAGCTGGAACTGGTCCTTCGTGAAGTACGACCCGTCGTCCGGCACCGGGTTCTGTTGGTACAGCGCGGCCCAGAACCGGGGCGGGATCGTCTTCTTGATCCTGTGCAGCTTCACTGCGTCGTAGCGCTCCGGGTGCAGGGCGTCGCCCTTCCTGCGCAGCAGCCGCCCTTTGGCTGGGCAATCGTCGTAGACGATCATGTCCGTCTCGTCGTCCAGGTACTCGTCGTGCTCGGCAATGGCCGGGTACACCACGACCTCGAACTGATCCGCATCAGGGTCATCGACCATGGCCGTCTTGAGCCGACCGGCCAGGTCGTCGTCGTGCCAGTGCGTCTGGATCACCAGCACGCCGCCGCCGGGGGCCAAGCGGGTGTAGGCAGTGGAGCCGTACCAGTCCCAGAGCTTCTCGCGGGTGTCCGCGTTGTCGGCCTCCTCCGAGTTCTTGATCGGGTCGTCGATCAGCAGGATGTGGGCGCCCTTCCCTGTGATACCGCCACCCACACCGGCCGCGACATAGCCACCCCGGGCGTTGGCGATCGCCCATTCACCGTTGGAGCGGAAGTCCGGGTGCAGGCGGGTATCGAACACGCTCTGGTAGGCCGGGTCCTCGATGGCCTCCTTCACCTTCCGGCTGAACGACTCGGCCAGCGACACGTTGTAGGCGCAGGAGATCAGCTCGTGGTCCGGGTGGTGCCCCAGGTGCCAGGCCGGGAACATCCGGGAGGCTAGTTCGCTCTTTCCATGCCGCGGCGGCATCAGGATCATCAGCCGAGGACTCAGGCCGTTGGCCACGTCCTGGCTGAACCGCTCCAGGCGCCGGGCAATGTCGTGATGCACCCACCCGGCATGGTACCGGGGGTTAAGACGCTGGGTGAACGGGATGAGTCGGCGCTTGGCCAGGATGCGCGCCGCCAGCTCCTGCTGGGCCTGCTGCAGGGGCGTAAGAGAGCGCGGGGGCGGCGGACTCACTGGTGAGGACGCGGTAGAGGGCCCGGTCGACACTGTCGGCGTAGGACTTGGCGAGGCCGGCGCGGACGGCATCGCGGACACGGGAGATGTACTCCCGGCGGACGCGCTTGGCGGCGTTACGGGCGGCTTCGAGGGCAGTGTTGTGGGCCGCCGTGTGTCCGTGGCAGGGCGCGAGGCAGCGGTATTCGCTGTCGTAGGTCTCGGTGTACGCGCGGGCTTCGTCTTCCGGGCAGGGGCCGGCGTGGCAGGCCCGGAGGTCCTGGTTCCAGTCGGTGTTCGCCCGCCTGCCGACGAGCCGTGCGGTGAGGTCTTCGTATTCGTAGCCATCAGAGCCTCGGATCATTTGGTTCCTTCCGGCCTGCGGCCTTCGTACGGAGTGGATGGGTTTTCGTTCGGGTCCACGACCACGACGCCGGTCAGCCGGGCGGCCTGGTCCCACTCAGCCGCGGTCAGGTCGCGCTCTGTGCGGGGGCGGGTGGCAGCGTGCGCGACGTGGGCGTTATTGATCGCGCAGATGCGGTTCATCAAGTACTTGGTCTGGGCGATCTCCTCGCGCTGGAAGTCCCCGTAGGCGTCCGGGACGGCCTCCGTAGCCATCGTGACAGGTGCCAGGGGTGCCAAGGACGCCGCGCCCAGGCCCTGAGAGGTCAGCGGGAGCGGCGCGGGGGCGCCCAGGCCCTGCATCCAGGCCCAGAGCCGGGCGAAAAGAGACAGTTTCGGACCGTTTCCAGGGCGCGGGGCTGCCTGGGTGTCAGTTTTCATCATCGTCGCCTTCCAGGGGGTATTCCGGGGCGTCCAGGAGGGGTTCGGCGCCCTGCTCCTGGATGATTTTGAGCAGTTCAGCGTCGGACAGCTGGTTCAGGCGCTGGTGGATGACATTCCCCGCCACATTGACGTTTATGTCAACCTTTTTCGGCTCGAAGTACCCGCACATTTTCCCGATCTCGCGCCACCCGCTGACCATCGTGGCGGGTTCGGCCATGAGTTTGGCCATCTCGACCGCCTCCAGCAGCCCGTCCATCACCCGCTGGCGCGTCATCTGCGCCGCTTCCTCGTATTTCGCCTTCTCCTCGTTGTACAGGGCCAGGATGTTGGGCATCTTGGCCATGCGATAGCCGTAGGAGGGCTGGTCGTTGTACCCGGCGCGTGCCATGGCGTTCGGGATGGTCTCGCCCTTAGCCCAGTGCTGCACGAACAGGCGCTGCTGGGTGGTCAGGGGCTTATCGACCGGGACCATGGCTGCAGCCGCCATGGTTGAGGTGTTGATCGCGGAGCGTACGGAGGCTTTGCGCCCGGTGTCCTGGTCCTTGGCGCGGGGGCGCGTGGCTTTCAGCGGTTTGGTCTTGGGGGTTTTTGACGTGGTAGCCATCGGCGTCAATTGTAGATGAACGAGATGAGCGTGGGGTGCTATGAAATTAGGAGCAGAAGTGGCTTGGAAATTTTTTCTGAAATTTTTTGTGGATACGGCTCCGTGAGCCTCCTATCCACCCAGTGCAGAGACCGTGCCCCACTTCGGATTCGGTTCTGCACCCGGGGGTAGGAGTCCCAATACCCCTGGCGGCCAGCCGCCAGGTTGACATGCTCTATGTGAGGCGATCTTGCCTTTCTTTTTAGGAGTCAGCTATGACCATCGGTTCTTCCATCGGTTCTGCCATCGGTAAATCCGCAGCTTACGTCGGCCATGCCGCCATCCGTAGCGCCCAGTACACCGGCCAGTTCGGTGCTGACCTCGTCGACGGTACGAAGGACGGCTACACGTCCAAAGCTGCCGAGCTCGCAGCGCGCCGCGAAGCCGCCCTCGGCCAGGTGAAGCTGGAGGCACCCGTGCGCCGAGCACGCGTCGACAAGGCGTAAGCAGCAGAAGCCCTTCGGGCTTCGCCCCTCGGGCTTACCCGAAAGGGCATGGGCATGGGCCTATGCCTCATGGGCAATTCGTTCATCGTTCAAAGTTAAAAGGTAAAAGGAAAAGTCATGGCCAAATCTAAAGCACTCATCGCCGCAGAGGCAAAGATCGCGGCACTCGAGGCGCGCATCGCGGTTGCAAAGACCGTGTACCTCAACCAGAAGGCTCACATCGCCGAGCTCGAGGCGGCGCTCAACACACGCGGAGTGAAGGCTGCGCCCGCATCCGCTCCCATGGTCACAACGTACACCGACCGTTGTGGCCGCGTGTGGGAAAAGACCCGCGTGGGCAACCGCGCCTCGTCGCGCCTCGTCGAAGAGGCTATGCATTGAAACACGCGCGGGGCTTAGGCCTCGCGCTATCAATTTGTGAGCTATGCGCAGGGCGCTTGGTTCGAACCCGCATGGGGCTTAGTCCTCGTGCTACTTAAATAGGAGCATCACATGACTGCAGCAATCGTCGGCACACTCATCGCGTTCATCATCCTGATGGCGTTTTGCACGCCCTCGCCACTGGAATACATCGGTGCCACGCACGAATGGCATCGGGCTTGGCGCCGCCATCACCGCTGGACGCTACTCGCCATCATCGCACTCGTGTTCCTGGCGGTCATCTAGGAGCACCCAATGATCGACGCCGTGCTTTTGTTCGGTTTTATGAACGTGCTCTTCGAGTTCGTTCTTCTATGCATGCTGCCGCCGCGAGTGCGGTTGCGGCTGCTTGGAAGCGACGGGGCGAAGGGTTTAGTCCACATCGCATTCTTAATGGTAAACATTCTCATTCATTGGGGAACGTTGATTGGGACTATGAGCGCCGTTTTGGCGTTTATCAGCTCGATTGCCACCATGGGTGTGGCGAATTGGGTCTTCGGAAACATCAAGGAAGGCCGGTACTACACCGTCGGCCTCATCAAGTACAACCTGGAGGAATTGAAATGACCACGTCCCGCACACGCAGCTACCCATACCCAGTCCATACGCCCAGCTCGAACATCTTCGTTCGACTGCTGCGCCGCATTTGGCGCTGGTGCTGATGATGGCATTCCGAGCAGCAAGCTGCTCGGTTGACATGCTCTCTTTGAGGCGTTCTTGCCTCGCCCATCTTTCAAGGACAAAAAATGAAGTTCGTTATCTCCACCACCACCGTCGATGTGTTCAATGCCAAGGTCAAAGACGAGGCTCTGGCTCTTGGAGCCAGTACGGATCTCATCAACCAGCTCACCGGCACAGCCGAGATCACCCACCTGAAGAACGTCCGTGTTGAACAAGTCAACGGGAATTGGGAGTACGAGATCAACGACGAGGCAATGTTCAAGGTGTTGCGGATGTACATCCGTGTTGCGCGGTTCATCACTCCGCTGATCTCATCCATCGTCGGACTGATGTCATCCCTCAAGGACGACAGCGAAGAACTCGACGCGTTTCTCAACGAGGAAAAGTAAGGAGTAGAACATGGCTGCAATCAAACAGAACCGTCTCAAGGCACGCATCACGACCACAGTCGAGATCTACAGCTGGGACGAGGCAGACCCATACATTGTCGACGAGTCAGGCGACCCGGCGATAGACATCCCACGCAAGGTGACCCAGCTCGCCGAGGTGCTGGGATGTGATGAGGCTACGGCCGAGCGTATCTACATGGCACACGGCGAATAACCCAGCGTACTGGCCTCAGCAACGAGGTCAGTGCGATGCGCAATCCCGTGCATCGAAAGAGTAAGTTAAACAAACGGAGAATTTTTATGAACATGAACGCCAACACCAACACGCCTGAAGACATCATCAACCAGCTGGATGTGCAATATCGGCTGAACGGGTTCCTCAAGCTGCGCGGAGGCGTCGCCTATCGGGCTGCAAAGCTCGCAGGCATGTACGCAGCCAAGGGCAGCAAGCTGCTGAAGGAAGCGGGCGGGTACACCTTCGAGGAAGCCATGAAGAACATGAGCTCGTTCGACGTAGCCAACACCGTGGATGGCATGGAGCGCAGCGAGGACGACGAAGCTCAGCTCCTCACGAAAATGGGATTGGAGGCCAACGACATGTACACCACGCTGCGTGCACTGGTGCAATACAGCAACAAGCTGAACTTCGACATGCTTGACCTCATCGACCCGTCGGGCAAGAAGCGCTACGAGAGCGGCACCAAGTTCCTCGGCGTGTACCACACCGATCAGGCGCAAGCCGACTCGTGGGCAAACACGATCAGGCTGCACGCCGAAGCGGAAGATCCGCTGGTGACCGAGACGTATGAGGAATACGTAGCCAAGGTTGCAGACGAACGCTTCACGCTCACCGAAGAACAGTGGGCAGCGGCGCAGAACGAAGGCGAGAATCTGTACGCCAAATACCCCGAGCAGATCCTCGACGTCATCCTTGCCATCGGCGACGACGAGTGCGAGTTCGACGACCTGCCCATCCGTGCGCAGATCGCATGCATCGAGTCACTGCGCAGTAAGGTGTCATCTATGGAAGACAGCGCGGTGCGCCAGGTCAAGTTCATGCGCGCAGACAAAGCGGCGAAGATCGCAGAAGCATCGAAGGTCATCGGCATCATCCGTGGTTTCGATCGCCAGTTCTGCGACATGCTGGACAGCGCGAGGTACGCGAACTACGCAGAGTTCATGTACGGCTACATCCCGAACAACCACAGCGTGGCTCCTGCACAGATCAAGGAACGTCGTGTATTGGTGAAGACTCAGCCTGTCGGGCGTGTGAGCGACAAGGTTGCGCAGATCGAGAACGGTGCGAAGCCTGAAGAGGTAGAGATCGAGGATGATCTCGACGCAGTGCTGCCGGTGTCGGCTCTGCCAAACGTAGGCGTGTAACGTAGACCCTGGGTGCTGACGGAAGTCGGTGCCCAGGGTAGACGCTCTACGGCCTGGGCGTATGGGCCTTCAACTCTTAGACTTACGAAGCGGTTTGCAAACTCCATTTATAGTTATTTAATACTTAGTTCTAAAGAATATTTTTTACTTTTTAGTTTTATCAATTTATAAGTATAAGAATATAAGGGCTAAGTAGTATAGAGAAGGATAGGTTGATGTAGGATGTACACCCTCTCCTCCTGCGTGTCTTACGTGTACGCACACGTCTGAACGTCGTACATCTTTGAAAGAGCAATAACATGGACATCGTCTTCCTTGGAGCCAACACTCCCCTGACCAAGACCTACAGCAAGAACAGTGCAGGCGAGGTCACCAAGACTCCCTACCCTCTCGTGTGGGAGTTCACCTCGCACCATGAGCAGTGCAAGAACCTTGCTCAGTTCGAACATCTTCTGAAGATTCACGCAGCTGCCGGACACTGTGTCCTCAAGGGCACCATCGCACGTCCTCTGGTCAACGAGTCACGTGCAGGCAGCACCGACACCAACAGCACCACCGAATGGATCGTGCTCGATCTGGATGGACTGCCCGAGACCATCGACATCATCAACGGCACGCAGGTCAAGAACACACCGCTTACCATCGACATATTCCTGGCTGAGATGGGTTTGGGCGAAGTCTCCTATATCGTCCAGTGGTCTGCATCCCACGGCATCTCTGACAAACGCATCCGGGCTCATGTCTTCATGCTGCTCGACCGCCCATACGCCGCACCGCTCATCAAGCAGTGGCTCATCCAGAAGAACCATGAGATCCCGCTACTGCGCGAGTCCATGACCCTGACCAAGACCGGCAATGCTCTGTCCTGGCCACTGGACATCAGCGCATGTCAAAACGACAAGCTGATCTACATTGCGCCGCCCACGCTGCGCAACATCAAAGACCCGATGGGCAAGACACCGCGCATCAGCCTGGTCAAGCGCAAGTTCGACAAGCTCAGCCTCAACGCTGCAGTATCCAGCTCCAGCAAGAACAAAGAGCTGACCCACAAGCGCATCAAGGAACTGCGCGAAGAAGCCGGCATGCCCGAGCGCAAGTTCGTCTACAAGATGCATGGCAGCACCGAGGTCATGCTCAAGCCGGACGAGTCCATCATCACGGAGATGAAGACCGAACGCGGCTTCGTCTACTTCAACCTCAACGGTGGAGACTCATGGGCCTACTACCATCCCGAGAACGCACCGGACTACATCCTCAACTTCAAGGGCGAGCCCGCGTACCTGACCAAGGAACTCCTCCCCGATTACTGGCAGCAGCTGACTGGAACGGGGTCGTCCACCCGGACCTCATCCAGCGGCGTGACCTATCTCGCTTTCTTGGACAGAGCAACCGGCGTGTACTGGCGGGGAACGTACGAGGCCGCATCTGATGTCCTCGACATCAATCCAGCCAAGAACGAAACCCAGCTGCGTCATTTCGCCAAACAGTACGGCGTCCCTATGGGCGACTTCGTGCCCGAATGGGATCTGGTGTTCGATCCCCAGGACATGGTGCGCGTCGATACCCAGAACCGTGTGGTCAACCGCTTCCAACCAACGAGCTACATGCTCAACGCTAGCAGCAAGATGCCCAAGGCCATCCCCAAGACTATCCTCAAGGTCATGGACAACGCCCTGGGCAACGACAAGCCCACGCTCGATCACTTCGTCAATTGGCTGGCCACCATCGTCCAAACCCGCGACCGCACCCGTACAGCTTGGGTACTCCATGGGACGCAGGGTACCGGGAAGGGCATCCTGACCAACGACATCCTGCGCCCTCTGTTCGGCACCCACGCTGCCTCGCGCCGCATGGAAGAACTGGGCGAACGCTACAACCATTTCATGGAAGGCTCGTTCCTGGTCTTCGTCGATGAGGTACAGACCAAAGCACTGGGCAACAGCGAACGCGGCGTGATGGCCAAGCTCAAGAACTTCATCACCGAGCCCATGGTGCCCATTCGCGCCATGTACGCCAACGCCGTGGAGGTGCGCAACTTCACCAACTGGATCTTCATGTCGAACATGCCGGACCCGGTATCCATCGACAAGGAAGACCGGCGCATGAACGTCGGTAAGTACCAGCCCAACAAACTGGTCATCACCAACGCCGAGGTGCAGAGCATCGCCAAAGAGCTGCAGACGTTCTATGACTACCTGGTCAATTTTCCGGCCGACTACGCGCTGGCCGGTACGGTGCTCAACAACTCTGATCGCGACACCATGATCTCCATCAGCGAATCGTCGATCGACACGGTGGGCTCTGCGCTCCTCGAAGGCAACTTCGGGTTCTTCATTGACCAGCTACCCACGGACAACACCCACGTCCGCAACGCGCTCACCAACAACAAGGTGACCGACTACACCGAGGTGTTGAAGAACCTCATGGCCCGCACACAGCCCAACGGCGACTGTGCCATCGGCCGCGAAGAACTGCGCGTGGTGTTCGACTTCGCTGTGGGTGGTATGCCCTCCAGCCCGAACAAGTTCACGGCACTGCTCAAGCACCACCGCATCCACATGGACGCGGTGTGGGTCAACCACAAGACTGTGCGCGGCATCAAGGTGAAATGGCAGGACACTGCGATGTTCAGCTCCTACATCTCCATGCACTTCGCACCAACGCAAACCGCCCCTGCCAAACCCGCTACCAAGAAAGCAACAAAGGCCTCACCATGAAACCAATCCTACTGAACGAATGGGCCGGAGAAACTCCTGAAGTTGTGTTCGCCGAATTCGAGGGCACACGATGGGGCGCCCGCGAGGACATCAACGACCCACCTGTCTCTGACTCACCTGAGTTCAAAGGCGTCGAGATCCTCCTCGCAAGCTACGGTAGTGGAGGGTACGAAGGCGACGCCTTCGTCCTATTCCGCCGCGACGGCCGGCTCTACGAAGTCAATGCGAGCCACTGTTCTTGCTATGGGCTGGAAAACCAATGGGACCCGGAGCTAACGACCATCGAAGCACTACGCCATCGTTTGACCAACGGTACCCTTGGTGCCGATAGCTACTGCAACAACCCGTTCGCTACTGAACTGCACCAGGTCCTCGACGCCCTGGAAGCAACACCGTGACTGACCATGGCTGCACACAACCTCCTCACCATCAAGAAGCTGCCAGCATTCAAGGCGTGGCTCGATGCCAATGGCATCGAGAACCGCCCGACTGGCACGGCTTATCAGGTGCTGCTGGTACGGGTGGTAGGCGACGTCCGCTGGCACCCTATCTTCAAACGGCTGGGTGCCAAAGAGCACCTGTCAGTGCCCCGCCCTCTGGTGTACCTGGTGGAGCGGTTCCTGCGCAAAGAAAGGATTGAGCAGTCAATGTCTGCTCCTAAATTGATAGC